CCTCTTTAAAATACAATAAGAATTTACTCCAATTGTATGTTCCTGTTTTTTTATAATCATAAAACATTGCTTTCTGCAATGGCTTTAGTACTTTTATAACATCAGTTATGTATTGTGTTTTCACATCAACTTGCTCTCTGACCATTATATAAAGTGCTTTCTTATTATAAATATCAAGACTTTTTACATTTTTAAACAAATTGAAAACAGCTTCTCCAATCTGTTTTTCTCTTTTTGTCAAAAACAAATGGTCTAAATGGGATATGCCCCACTCAGACCACTTGATACAGAAATCCTCTATCTCTTCAATGTGACTTTCATTTGAGAGTTCAATGGCAATATTTCTACGGATGTCTATCTCTTCTAAATCGCCTTTAAATTGCCTGTCTTCTTTTATTTTTTTCATTTCAGCCCAAATCCAATTTATTGATATTCGGTTGAAATAAGAGAAAGCACTACCTTTACTAAAGTTATACTTTTCTAACCTTGAATGTAAATGTATGACGCATTCATGCTTCTTATCTTCAAAAGTATTATGTCCGTATTCGTGAAATTTCTTAGCAAATATTTGATTCTCTGCCAATTTGTTCAACGCTGGGTATATTACTTTGGTAAATATTCTTTCTCTTTGTATCGGATTATCGGATGTATTATACTCAACTATGGCTTCTTCCACTTGTGGCCCAAAATACATCTCATCGTTTTCCTTTTTCAGTTGAAACCTCCTGTTCTATTTCGACTGAACCAATCTTATCTTTTAAAGATTCTATAGAAGTTAGTATTACTCTAAATGCAAAACCAACTTCGTCATCTGAGCTAAAACTGCCCTTTTTATCAATCCTCTGTAATTCTTGGTAAGTCTGTGTGAATAATTGTAAAAAGTACTTCTGGTACTTTATTGCTTCATTTTCTACTGTTTCTATTGCATTGCTGTACACTTCTAAATTTTCATTTAATGTATCGTTCTGTGTAAGCAAATTTCTAATCACAAATCCTAAAACAATAACTAATACTGTTAGTAATGTTATGATAATTGCTAATACTGTAATCATTTATTCTCCCATATTTTCAAATACTTTTGCAAATAAATCAAGATGTTGTTTATTTGGCGTTTGTGTTATTGGTGTCTTTGTCTCTAATTGTTTCTGTGGTTTTTTGGTGCTATTATATAATTCAAACTTTCCTGTTGTAAGAGACCATTGTTCAAACTCATATCGTGCTGCCATTATATCAGCATGGTGCAATATCATTCCCATTGTATTGCGTAACTTCTTCTCAAGTTCGTATGCAACTAAATAAGGCTTATTTGTTTCATTGTACATACCATCTGTAAGTTGAATACCAAGTTGTTCATTCTCTGAATAAGGAATCCTGTAATGATTTAACAAGTAAAATGTTCTATCTGTTGATTCCATGTGTACCAGATTAGGATTCATCTGATATACTTTACCTTGGTTTTTCCTATGCCATTCAGATTTGTTGGTTTGATAAAGTTCTCTTCCTTCACCCGGCATACCTATTTTACCTAAATCATGGTGTATGGCAGCAAATGATAATTCCTCAAGAGAAAAATTATCAACTATCATACCAGAAGACTTCCACAAGTCATAACATTTAAGTGTATTTTCATAAACTCTCAAAATATGGTCAATATATCCTCCGGGAATAGCATTATGAAAATAATCAATGGTAGATGCAGGAGCCATTACAATCCTCTCCTCTAATTCATCATACATTATATTCATTTCTAATCTTCTAACAGGAGATATTTCATTTACAATATCACGAAAAGTATTCCAGTTTAATTGAATTTGTTTTGATGATAGTTTATACTCTGACATTTTTTAGATAGTTTTTGTTTATATTTTTATTTAGTCATTTTGGATATTGTGTGCATAAAGTCTAATGGCTTCTTTTGTAAGAATTTCGTTCTTTATGTCTTTTAGGATATTATCATGTTCTTCATCAGTCACATTATAACTTTCCCTAAGTGAACCTATTAAACCTGATACATATCTCCATTCATAATGGTTATTGATTTCTAAACATTTAGATTCCAAGTATTTAATGACTTCTAACCCAAGTTCTCTTTTCTTAATTTTCATTTTATAATATTTCAGAGCTTTTTAAATCTAAAAAAATTTCACAACAAGGGTTTTTAATATCCAACTTAAACGTGTCATTTATATCAAGTAAATGATCTTTTATACTGATATACTCCTCGTCCAATATACTAAAACCCTTGTTGTGAAAGGCTTAAACCACAAACTTCTCTCCATTCGTACCCATTCTCTGTATTTAAAGCTCTGTGTTCGAGGTATTTTATTACTTGAAGTATTAAGTCTCTATTTTCCATTTTTTATAATATTTCTGTTTTTATTCCAAGTTTTTCAAGTTCGGTTAATGGTAATCTGTTACCTTCGTTAAGTTTCCAGTACTCATCTACGAACCTTTGCATAAACCTTTTGTAAGAATCTGGTTTTTCCAGAAGATTTTTTAGAGTATCATGTAACTTATGCTTTGAATATTCAATTTGGCAAGAGTTGTTTACATAAACAACGTTCTGAATGAATAAGTGTATAAAATCGAAGTGTATAATACCTCTAAAAGCCACCACAACAGGTTGTACGAGGTCTTTTATGTAATCAGCAAATAAACCTGCATCTTTTGAAGGATTGTTTCCACAAACTAAATATAAGGTTAACTCAAAGTTATCTGGTTTGTTTTTCAAAAACTCCCGAACTTTAGAAGTCATTGTATATAAATTCTCAGGTTCAGATAAACTTATCTCAAGGAGAGTACCGTCTTCTTGATCCGGATTTATAAAATTTGTAGAAGTTCCTGTAATACTTCTCTCTTCATCATCATATAAGTTAAATGGTTTCATCTATTTTGTTTCTCCCACAAATCTATTTCTTGATGGGACATTATTTTTCTTTGAGAATCGGTTAATCTTTTTTTTTACCTAAACTATTTGATATATGTGTTGCCAAATCTTCTGGTAATCCACGTTCAACTATCTTTCTTCTTCGAGGCTTTTTCTCTTTTACAGGTTCTGTAGGCTCTTCTTTTACTTCTTCTAAAGGAAATAAAACTTCTCCGGGTTCTAACCCTTCTATTTGAATATCGAATGTTTTTGGATAATCCATATCATGGTCTTCTTCAACTTTTTTCTCTCTCTTCCTTCTCTTTTTTCTAACCTTTACAAATTCCTCAATATCTTTTGATTCATCTGGTGGAATTACATTAATAGGCTGAATTATCTCAGGTTGTGGAATTTCTGGAATAGTTTCTTTCTTTGAGAAAGCAAAAAGGGAAGCAAGAATTAATGCAATAGCAAGTGGCTGGAATACTAACATTATCAATATTAAAAACATATTGACTACTACATCCATGCTATACCCTGTTAGATTTGATACATACTTCAAAGCACCCAGTTCAACAGAAACATCATTATTAGCCTGTACTTCAATTATTTTTAATTCGTAAACTGAAATGGAATCATTAAATTTATCAATCTTTAAAGATAGATCGTCACTTTTCAAAGTTGAAACATCTAACTGTGCTTGAACTCCTTTTTTAGAAGTAGATTGAATCTGTGTAAGAACATTCCCTCTTTTATCGACTGTTTGATATTGGTTGTCAGTAGATAATGATTTTCTAAGTGAAGAAATAGATATGTTTACTTCGTCTCTTTCCTTTTTAAGATCAGTAACTTGTAACTCAAATCTTTCTTTTTTCTTCTTTAGAAGATCAGATTTTGCCTGAACTATTTTATCTTTGTTGTTTGTTAATTGATAACCATCTGAGAGAAACCCATAAATACCAATGGATGTGATGAGAGATAGTACAATTACAGCAGCTACAAGATAGTTTCTTAAAAATTTTGGAAGATCATCCCAGTATAATTTTAAACTGGATGCTGTTACAATATTTCCAAACTCCAAAGCAAATGCCATGAAAATAGCACCAACTTGGTGTCCTGCAAATATTTTACCTATTCCATAGATGGAATAAAAGGAACCTGTTATGGATACGAGTAATGCAGAAATGGATATAATATAAGGGAAAACCTTACGGAGGTTTTTCATAGGCATAGTTAGGGCATTATTAATAAT